AGTTTTCAAAGGCGACGCTTACGGATTGAATAATTGCCGTACTCACGACGAGGATAAACCAATGGTAGAGTTTTATGACCTAGAAGATAATAAGATGTATGTATGGTCACCTGACTATCAGAATGGGCAGAAATGGTTGTATGATGGTATTGATATAGAGATAGACATCGATAAGGTAGAACGATTTGATCAGATACCATTTACAGATGCGGCCAATAATCCTATTGCACCTATTGTACCGTTGTTCTTTTCCCGTCAACCTGATGTACCGATGCGTGGGTATAGTGCATTAAGACGTGTGTATTCTCAAGTGGAAGAGACAAACATTGTACGAACATACCAGTCAACAATGGTACGCAGAGCTGCACGACAATGGATTGTGAAGAAGGGTGTGTATAGCGATGAAGATATGGCAAAGCTGGCTATGGGTGCAGATGGTGAGTACATTGAGGCTGAGCTATCACCATCCCAAACGATTGCTGGCTCAATACAATCTGTTCCTCATACACCAGTGCCAGCAGAACTGGAAACATATATACGACAAGTCAATGATGATTTTCAGCGTGGTTCCGTTATGGCTCCCTTCACCCGGGGAGAAGCTACTCGTGCTACTGCTACAGAGATTACTGCCTTGGCAAGTTATTCGTCTTCAGAGATTGGCCGACTTGCTCGAGAACGGGATGCTATGATTGAACATGTATCTATGGTGTACATCTCTATGATGAAAATCTTTTTGCAGGATACCCCTGAAGTTATTGTATTAAATAATAAAACAGAGGTTGTCCGTAGTTCAGATCTTGATGCAGACTTTAGCTTTTTTGCGCTCGATGCTGGAGCAACACCAGTAAGCGAAGCAGTAAAGAAACAAGATTTTATTATGGCTATTCAGACTTTACAAGGTTTGGGGGTCCCCCAGCAAAAGTTATTAGAAGAGCTTGTTCGTAAGCTAGATTTACCAGAAGATTTTTTAGAACCCAGTATTGAAGGAGCACAACAAATGGCCCAGCCACAAGCGCAACCTTCACCAACTGCAACAATAGAACAAGGAGTCCCAGGCTCACCACAACAAGTTGCACAGCTTTTATAGGAGATAACATGTCTATTCCCCAAGATTTAATGATGCAAGCCCAAGAGATTGGTGCTGGTATGGATCAAGCCCAAGATCAAGGTATGCAGATTGCGTCCCCTCAAGGACAGTTTTCTGCTCGAGCTTTAAATGCTTTGACCAAAGAGGTCAATACAGTATTGACTATGTTGGGTGAACAAACACCTATTCCTGATTTTACTGAAGATCAAACTACCTTTGCGCCTGAGTTTATGCAGGCTGTCATGGCTATTATGCAGATAGCTAGTGATGCACAGCTACCTATCGATATGATGTTATCTGAGCTGACAAGCGATCAAGATATCGCACGATTGGCTGCAATGATAAAACGTTTGAGTGACAGTAAAGAGTTTAAAGATTATTTAAGTCAAGTGGCAGAACCCGCAGAAATGGAAACAGAAACAGAGATTACTGAAGAAGTAATGCCTGAAGGTGAAGCCCCTATGATGACAGACGAGGAACTATTTGCAAGCAGAGTGAGGTAAAATGTCAGAGGAAAATACAGGAACACCAGCCAATCTATCAACAGAAACCCCAGCAGAAACACCCGTAGAGAATACAGAGGTTTCTGCAGAGGCTAGACCATCGATAGATAACTATAAAGATGAATACGATCAACGTGTAGATGCATTGTTGGCAAACTATGAAGCACAAAACAATGGTGAACCTCCCCCCGAAAAAGAGGGATTACGTGAGGGTGAGTCATGGGATAGTTTGTTTGACCAAGCAGATGAAAATAGCCAACGTGCTATGCAGCAATTACGTGCTGACTATACACGCAAGACACAAGAGTTAGCCAATCAACGAAAAGAAATGGCCGAACAAAGGCAACAACTTGAAGCATTGCAAGCCAATCTCCAAGACAATGCGGCATATAAAGCAATACAAGAAGCAGCTCAAGAAGATGCTGGAGAGTTTGATCCTTTTGATAATGCGTCGTTTCAGCGGTATGTAAACAAGATGGTAGCTGAAAAGCTACAGGCTGTGTTACAACCAATGGCCGAACAGCAGATGCGCCATCAGGCACAGACCAAGATACAATCGTTTATGACTCAACATCCTGAGCTCAAGACAGATGACACGTTACGAACTGAGGTACGCAAAACTCTAGAGAGTAATCAAGGTTTGTCACTACAAGATGCTTATTGGATTGTGCGTGGTAGACAAAGTCACGAAAGTGCAGAGCGACAACAATTACAACAATTAGCTTTTAGCCAAGCGGCTAAGACATCAGGACTAAAAGTTGGGATAGGTCAGAACAAAGGAGTGACTGTTCCGAAAGGTGCAACTTCTATGAGAGCGCATGATTTATACTCACATCTGTTGAAACAACAGAAATAATCGTATATAACAATTTATATTGCAGAGTATTAAACCCAATAGGATACGTTAATACTCACTCCCCTTACGAGGATACGAGGCGATAAAAACCCTTTAATATGAGATACTAATGGCTATACAACCAGATATTCTTGCATCAACCCTGCGTATCCTGAAGGATCGTGAGGTTGACAATACATTTAAAAACATCCCATTGTTGGATGCTATCCGTACGCATGGCGCAGTAATCGAGTCCGATGGTGGACAAAAAGTAAACTGCCCTGCTATTATGACCGAACACTCTATGATTACTCAGTTGTCGAGTGGATACGAATCAGTGAACCTTGCTGTTAAAGATCCCCTTCGTCAAACCGAATACAACTGGTGCGATTTTGTTGCCCCTGTTGTCATTACTGAAAAAGAACAGCTTTCTAATAAAGGTGACCGTGCGGTTATCAATATTGCTGAAGCTCGTCTCAAGTCTGTAATGGGTATGCTACAACGTGAGTTCTGCAAGCAGATTGTTGCAAATGATTCTACTGTTCTTTCAGAGCTTGAGTCTTTGCATCCTGGAGCTGTAGGTGGTTGGTTTGCACTACAACCGTTTGGTAGTCAAACAACTGGATCGGTTGGTACACTATCACGAGCTACTTATACAAGCACATTTCAAAATCAATACCTTGATTGTCCTTCAGCTTTTCCAGCAGTAACAGACCATGCTACACGTTTGTTCCGTTCAATGAGTAAGCTATATATTGATACTCAAGTATATGCACCTGAAGGTGAGGTAGACATTATTCTTATGTCACCACGATGCTATGAACTTTACAAGAACAGTCTTTTTGCACAAGAACGATATACATCTATACAAGATGAACGTGATATGGCAGGTAAGATGGGACTTATGTTTAATGGTGCTCGTGTATACGTTGAACCGAATCTAGGCCAATCTTGGGTTGCTGCTGATTTTAGTGGTGCTAATACTGGTGCAGCTCTAAAGATGGATGGTACAACAGCGATAACTTTTGGTAATACAAAAGGTGATTATCAAACTGATTCTGCTAACAATGGTACTATTGACGCAATGTTCCTCAATAGTAAACTATTGTCACTTTACTTTGATAAGGATGCTTATTTTGAGATGGGTGAGTTTGAACGCATTAGTGGTTATGCTGCTATGGCTGCAAACATCATGACTCGTACTCAGCTTGCTACAGCCAACCTGAGTGGTCACGGAATCCTTGTTAATGCATTTGCAACTGAAATTCCATAGGAGATAACATGGCTTCACAAAACTTATTACAACGTCTTGATAAAGCGGCAGATACAACTGGTTCTTCAGTTGATGCGTCTAACCGTCGAATCGAAGAGGTATTTATTGCGGCAGAAGCAATCGTAGCAGGGGACTTTGTAACCCTCGATTTAAATCAATCCGATAATTCTGACAAAGTATTGTATGTTAAAAAACTAACTGCAACAGCCATATCTAACCTAGGTATTGGTGTAGCTTTAGAATCAGCATCAACAGATGGTAATATACGAATCTGCATTAGAGGTATTTGTTCAGCGAATGTTGATACCGGTATCGCTCAATCTGATCGTTTGGTTGCATCATCTACTGCTGGACGTGCCGAGAAAGCTCCAGAGTTCAGAACTGATTTAGGCGATGGAACTGGAACTACTACAGGAACAGTTGTACAACAAGCACATATTGTTGCTTGGGCTGTATCTGCAGAATCAGGTAATGTTGCTAACGTTTATGTACTGCCTCAGTTTTAAACACACAACAATCTCCAACAGGTTGGATGTATTATAGCAATACATCCAACCCTTTTTTTATGGTGATACGATGAATCTAAAAGATCTTCGAGAGTATATTGCTAATGTTATAGACTATGACCCATCAGCAAATGCTGACTATAATAAACAAGTTGATAGTATAATAAATCATTACTACCGTATGTTGTTTTCCTCGAAGGAGTTTACCTTTGCTCAGAAGGAGGTGAAGGTAGAGGTATATAAAGATCAGACAGTATCAGCTACAGCAACATACAATATGTCTTCAAAGCTAACTACATTGTATGCGACGTTGGGTTTACCAGCCTGGGCCGAAGGTAATATAGTGGAGATCGAAGGTGTTGAATATGATGTATTGTACAATGAACCTGGTAATTCAAATGAGTGTTTTGTAGAAGGGAATGTATCGTATACAGGTGCTAAGTCTATACGGTTTAAAAATAGATTTATACGACTACCTGTGGACTGTGTTGCATTACTACAAGTAGGTCGACGATCTATGACAATCGCTCCTTCCGCAGTGGGTCGGTATGTACCCATGACACGTTTTGAGGATGAGTATTACAACATGCCTCTCGACGAAGTTAACATACCAAACTATTGGATTATCCAAGACGATTTTATGTTGACAGCTCCAGTGGTTCCGCCTATTGTAGCGGTACACGCAAGCACCGCTGGTAAAGGTGTGCGTACAGTCCGTTGTGCTCAGACCTATTTAAAGTGGGAAAAGAACGGCACAGCAGGTGAGGTTGAGTCAGGACTATCACCATTTAGTGATCCCATTGAGCTAGCCGACAATCAAATATTACAGATAACATATCCTGCGTTACCCAATAATAAACCCTATGCACGACGTGTATATATTATTGATGACAGTACATCTCCTAAGTTTAAAGGAGTATATGAAATCAATAAGGTAGACCCCGGGTTTGCCAGTACTCAGTTGGTTGAGTTTACTGAAACTGAATTCTCTAATGGTACATTTGTATTAAACAATGAACAGTTTAAATACCCCGAAGGATATAGACAACAGCTTAGACTATACCCAAGGCAGAATGAAGACTTTGAACTGTCAGTGCGATATATCTATAATCCTACTCAGTTGGTTGAAGATACAGATACACCTGAACTGCCACAGAGTCATCAGATATGTTTGGCCTATGCGTGTTTATGGGACATATTAAATAAACATGACAACCTTTCTTTGGGTGGTATATACAAAAAGAAATACATGGCTGAAGTGATAAAGATGGAACAAAGATTCCTGACACAAAAACCTCGACGATTTGTTAAAGGATTTATGAAGGAAAGCGGTGTAGATACTCTTCCGATGTTTACTCCCTTGCGCAGGATACCATGAACGATACTAATGTACAGATACCTAAGCTAAAGGGGATTTTTCAAAACTTTCCTCAGCCTAATGATACGTTGTTTGAGCTTACAAACTGGCAGATAAACACATACACAGGAGGCTGGGATAATCATTTTGGGTATGAAAAGTACAATCAACCAGCTTCAGATTGGACACCATTTCTGACACAGAAAGTTGATAGTTTGTTTTATGTGCAACGACATCAAGGAGCGCAAGACTGTATATTGTTTGAGCAAAATGGTACGATATATCAGCTTAATGATTTTGATGGAAGCCCAAAGAAGAATGAATTGTCAACCAGCAGAACAGTACCCAATACATCAGAGATAGGTACACAATATGTACAGTTTGGTAGGTTTGTTATTTATGTAAATGGATATGATAGGCCCAGCAAAAGTCATCTATGGCCATGCACAGCATTTACAACCAACTATCTGATCGAGTATCCCCTGGGATTTGACAGCTTACCCCCAGCTCCAGTTGCATGGAATGTTGAAACAGACCCTACAGCCACCGATGCTCCCGGGGATTATGCCAGTATTATCTTTGTAGGCGATGTGTATACACCTGTATTGAGTGTGGACTACAAGAATAAAGGGCTTGGGATTGCAACACAAAACAAAAAGAATAAATATAGATATAAAATTTCCTTTGTAAATACCAGTGGTTCTGAGAGTCCCTTATCACTAGCCAGCAATACTATTGAGTGGACTACTCCAGTGGCAGCTTATAGATATGGTGTTGTGCTAGATATGCCTGTAGGCAATAATGATGTTGTTGCACGTCGTATTTATCGCACAAAAAACTTTAGTGATGACTCTTCCTTTGATGGGGATACCTACTATTACGTTGCAGATGTACCCAATAATGGTGATGATGTTTTTATTGATGATGTATCGGATAGTGCGCTAGGTTCTCAGGCCCCTATGTTGGTTGACTCAACATTGTTCCCATCTCTTACTGCTAGGTTTGTTGGGATATATAAAGATTGTTTATTTTTAGATGGTGGTAGAGATAATGATTTGGTGTTGTATTATTCTAATCCGGCCAAGCCTGATCAGTACGGAGCCCTAAGTTTTATTTTGCTGGGGCATCGTCAAGGTGGTGGTATTACTGGACTGCATAGTTTCTTTAATAATCTATTGGTCTTTCGTGAGTACAGTATAGATGTCATTCGTGGCGATTTTCCTACGTTTGCGGCATTCCCTTTAACACAACATGTTGGTACGATTGCTACCAATACCATAGTCCATGTGCCTTCTTTGGGTGTTTTGTTTTTATCGTATGATGGTATTTATACAATAAACATTAATGCAGAGTATAGCAATAGTCCTACTGTACAGCTTATTACTCCACATCTGCATGATACGTTTGCCCGTATAAATAAAGATGCACTGACCAAAGCATCTGCTGTGTATTCCCGGAAACGTCGTGAGTATATTGTTCATTTTCCTATTGATGGTAGCCCAGTAAATAATCTGGGATTGGTGTATCACACTGACAAACAGGTGTGGTCAGTGCGTGAGTTTATACCAGCGGGACAGTTAATCGTAAATAGTACAGGTGATGTATTATTTGGCATGAATGATGTAGCAGCATCGAGCAATCATGAACATGGTGTGATGGTAATGTCAGCACGTCGATCAGCAGGACAGTTTAAAAGCGGTGATAGCCTAGTGGATTTGCCACCATTTAATAGTACAATGCGCAGTGCATGGTTAGATATGGGTGACTCAAGCCTAAAGAAGAAGATACATCATGTGTATTTATTTATTGCTACAGGTGGAGATCAAAACATAGCAATGGATTATTACATGGATTTTCAATACAATAATGCTGAAACAACTATGGGCCTTGTACAGCAACGTACAGATTTCACCGATCAGAATGTGTATGATAAGGTATACCTTGATGCAGATAAGTATTGGGAGGAACCTTTAGTCACTACTGTTCGGTATGATGTACACAGCAAGGCCTGTAGTCATTTTCAATGGCGCATACAAACCAATGCAGACGTACATATTATTGGGTATGCAATAGGTTTTACAGCAGCTGGCATGAGAGTCATAAAAGGTAAACGACTATGAGTAAGAAATGGACAGAAGCATATCCTAGAGACAATGCCATAGTAGACTATAAACAGTTCAATAAAGGTTACAATGCCTATAAGTCGACATTCAATGGTGGCATCGATCGTACTATTACACCTTCAGAAGTGATTGATGAAGATGCTTTGCAGACTCGAGCATTCCATAAAATGTTATTGTTTCGTCGTGGTGATGTAACGCAACTTGCAGATGCAACTACAGTAACAGATGATTTTCGTGGACCGACATATAATACATATGGTGGAGGATGGATAACTGCTGATAGTTTTAATATCGATGGAATGAAAAACGGAATGTTACATTGGGAGTTTTCTAGCCACATATATAACTACACTTATTACTCAAGTGATAATCCTAAGTATTGTACCATACGTTTAATGTTCGATGGGGTAGAGGTAGCTCATGCGTACAAAATACCTGCTCCTACTGTTACGTTTCGTTTGGTGTGTGATGTTCCGGTAACTGCTAGTCCTAATACAGTGTCTGTTCAGGTTCGTGATGCAGCATATAATGATGGTGATGGTACACGTTGTCTGTTCCAGTTATTGAGTATGCAACATTTATTTATAGGACGGTGGCGATGAGTAGGATAACCAATAGCAATCCTCCTTCCAGGGGTGACAAACTAACTACTACAGATTTAAACCAGATGTTTACTGAAGCCAATAGTGCATTTGTACTGGATGGAGATAATGTACGAAACGAAGGATTAGATCAGCCAGTGTTTAATCTGAATGCGAGTCATGGAAAAAGCGGTATTATCTTAGTTGGTGCAGCCAGTAATGAGGTGACAACCCCAGTAACTGTGAATGCCAATACAGCTAGCTCTCCTACATTTGATGCGGCTGTAACTGTACATCAGTGGACTGTGGTACAACCTGTGGCAGTTGATGAC